GGAGAAACCAAAGTCGTTCAGTTTTTAGGAGAACGGCACCCATGTTGTTTTGTAGCCAGTAGTGTTCCGACGGGGTGCTACCCCGGCGGTGCTGACGCCATACAACATACTCGCGACGGCAGTGTGATCATCCCATCGTTCTAATGGGATAACGCTGCCAATGACCTTGAGGACTTTCACGTACCGAATTGAGTTACGGACGCGCATAGTCCACTTTTCCTGGGGGGCATGTAAACATACGTTCCCTAGGAAAGCAGGGCCATATAACCTGAACTGCTCGGGAATCTGCTCAATTATGGACTTAAACACTCGGCTATCGCCGGGTATTGGGGTCAATAATAAGGAATTGTACAATCCGATCCACGCGAGTGGGTCGGTGGGTACAGCCTTAGAGTAGAATGGTCGAACAGCAACACCGTCAAAATAGTCGCCTCCGCATGACTCTCGAAAGAGACCATCGGAGAAAGACTTCTTTGAATTAACGGTGAACCCACAAAGGGTCAGGAGCCGTTGAACTGCATCAGCAAGAACTGATGGAACGATAATATCGTCCCCATAGACGCTGAAGTTACCGGGGGTCAGTTTGACCTTGGCAACGTCGGCGACATAATGACAGATCGAGGCAAAGATGAGTGTTTCGAGCTCAAAAGTATAACCGTTCCCCATACTTGAGAACTTCTCAAGATGCACGATTCTCCCGTCAGGGAGTTTCGTGGTAGGAGAGCGGCTAGACTCGAGGAGCTCTAGCCAAACATCAGGAATGATCGCCCTCACAAGGGCGGTACAGACCGTGTCGCTTGCGGATGACAAATCAATAGTCGCGAGAGAACCGTTGATCGAGCCCAGACGGGCAAGATTGCGATGGAGATCCTGTGAATTATCAAGCAGGAGCCCCCAACGGTTCAACCGCATCCTCAGAGCCTTACCAACCCCTAGCTGAACCGCAAGGTTCAGGGTTGGTTCGATTCCGATGGCGCGATCAGTCAGTGCAGTTTTCGGCACTGATGACCAACGATTTCCTCTAGTGATAGGGAAATCGGCCAATTGGTCAATGTGGTCCTCGAACATTCTCTGGCCAAGGGCGCGAGCCCAGGCCGTTTCAGAAAATGCACGAAGATGAACCCACATTGGCGGTGTCATCTCAGGTATCTGTGAAACTTTATCAGGTATCGAAATACGACCACCTTTATGCTGATACGTACTGCCTTTACCGAAATAAAATTCTATTTCGGCCGGTCGTCTGCCTATCATCGAATGCACGATTTTCCGCAGTGATGTGAAAAACTCACTCAAAAGCGTCGAAGGTTTTTCTCCTTCGAGTGCATCGTAGATAAAGCGGTTCGACAAAAAGCACGTACGCTCATCCTGGAACCATCGCTCGAGGCAAACCTGCCTCTTGTCGATGGAACTGGGTAAAGACTCAAGTTTCCGTAAGAAATCTACGGCACAAGAATCTTTATAATAGAGCGTACTGCTTCGGTACGACAGTGGACTAGTCGCCTTACTGGCGATCTGATCCCACTCACCTGCCTTTAACCGCATCGCAGCGGCAAGAGACAGTGGTGTGTCCAGCGCTTCGTAGTATTCGAGAGCGATGTTCGTGAATTGCTCACTTAACATTTTGAGACCTTTCATGTAAGAATTGTCAGTTATAGTACTTCAGAATATCCGCGCGGATAGGCGTTTCACCGCTTTTCTGCGTAGGAGAGTCTGAGGAAACCTTGCTAACAATGATTACCACAGCCATGATGGCAACGAGGAAACATAAAAATTTCCACATAAATGCTCCGAAGATGAATCTTTAATTCGGAGCAAAGCCAGACGTGAGAGTACTCTGGATCAGAGTGCTCTTCAAGAGGTTTGCTGCTTGCGCAGCGAGCTCTGCTGTCGTCGCATCGGCGGCGTCCAGTCGGACGACACCGGTGAACGAGAAGGTCTCGCGCAACCGGGTACTCACGACGCCGGTCGTCGAGTCCGTGTAGGTTTCCGGGTAAACAAGTTTACCCTCGACCACACGAGCTTGGCGATCCGCAGTATAACGGGATTGAACAGTGAAAACTGGGCGGTTACCCGCAACAGTTCCAATGCTCTCAACCCGCCATTGTGCGGCCACTTTGTCGCCTGCGGAAGGCGTAAGTGCAGTATACGTGATATCGGTGGTACCGTCAGATTTTTTGACAGTGATATTAGCCATTGTAGGCATAATCTTCCTTTCGGGAGTTGGGTTAACGACATTATGTCGGATGTTTTAAGAAGCCTAAGAGAAGGGATATGGCTGTCGCCGCTCGGACAACGGACACCTCCTGAGGGAGGTGAAGACGTTGAACCTTGAGGCTAGGCGTCTCCAACGTTCGCAAGATGCGATAGTTGTGACCGGTCGCGATTGAAACTGGATTGTAATTAGGCCAGCTCTTCGTCGTTCCCGTCATATACCAAGTCTTATATGGATTCGTAAGCTTATAACCTACGAAATCGGTCATATGCTCTATGTACCGACCGACTGGATAAAACCAGTCGACCACAAAGGAGAATGGAACAAGCTCCCAGGCAATTGTGGCCGGGTTGATGAGACCCAGGTCACCGAGATTCGCCAAGTTCTCGTTCTCGAGCTCGACGACTGCAGAAAGTCTAGCCACACCTTTAAACGTACAGAATGTTGATAATCCGTACGGTGAAGGCGAGATAGAACTGTAGTCCCAAGTTCCAGATTTTGAACAAGATATCACTCGGTTACGAAATGGCTTGCTGAGCTTTTCACAAAGGTCATGAACATCTTTTAACAGAGGTTCAACACCAAAGTGAAAAGCAAGCCACGCCTGCGGCATATCCTTCAGAGGGATCTCCTTGAGACCCTTCTTAGTGGTTAATTTGCGGGCAATCGTAGCAAAAGACTTTACCGGACGCTTGAGTGCGTCCAATGTCGAAATGAGCATAGCTCTGGTCTGTTTGTACTCGGCAATATCTACGCCGAGAGCAACCGAGACCTTCGACATCTCTAAGAACTTCGCATAACATTTGTTATGAACCGCTTCCATAGAGTTGCCCTTAATGTTCGACGCACCCCACTGGTCATCTGTAAGATAGGCTCCCAACATGTTGGGGGCATCATACACATTTCCAGAGGCTACGCGATCAGAATAAGCAACTTTGTTTGAAAAAGGAAGTGGTTTCTTTGCGAAAGCTCCAAGATCAGACCTATACCAGGACATGTCCATATTATATGAACGTGAACCGGTACCAGGGAAGATCGTGTAGACATTCTTAGAGTAAGGTCCTCTCATCAATTCTCCAATAGGAGCGTGCTTGCTAGCACGGGAAAGCATTATACTCGAACTTTTACATTCGAGGGACCCCGAAGG